GCCTATGCGTGGTGGCAGAACTGCTACCAACATGATGAAGAAATCCTCAAGAGGTAAATAATGTCATCCTTAACCGCACCTATCACACTCCTAAATGCTGTTGTCGCAACTGGAGAATCTAAAGCTGTGCAAGTCGATACTGGTCAACCAGCATTCTTGCAAGTTTCAGGTATTACATCAGCTACTGTTGCATTGCAAGGTAGTTTGGATGGTACAAATTGGTCAACCATTGGAACTGCTTTGACTGCTAACGGCATCATTACAGTTGCCAATGCTCCTAAGTATTTACGAGCCAATTGCACTGTTTTTGTAACTGGCACGATCACTGCCAAGATTATGTACTAAGGAGAAACCCTATGAAGATGACTAAATCACAGAAGAAGATTAAGAAGGTCATGGGCGAATTCAAGGAAGGTACTTTGCACTCTGGCAAAGGTGGCAAGGTTGTAAAGAACCCAAAACAGGCAGTTGCCATTGCTTTATCTGAAGCTGGTATGTCTAAACCTAAAAAGAAGATGAAATGAAAACTGGTTTGTACTCAAACATTAACGCAAAACAGGCTCGGATAAAAGCGGGTTCTGGCGAGAAGATGAACAAGGTGGGTTCTAAGAATGCACCTACTGCCGCTGACTTTAAACAAGCGGCAAAGACTGCAAAGAAACCTAAAAAGGTGAAGTGATGAAAATTAAAGAGTGCTTAGATAAAGAAACGGTTGAAAACCTAGTTCTTTCACATGGCACTTGGAAACATCTTTTTTATCGCTGTTATGCAAAAAAATCACCTGATTACAAAAATTATGGTGGTCGTGGGATAGATGTTTGTCACCAATGGCATGGTGAATTTGGTTTCTATGAGTTCATCAAGGATATTGGATTAAGACCATCTAAAGAACACTCGCTAGACAGGATTGATGTTAATAAAGGATATTACCCAGATAATGTTAAATGGGCTACCAACATAGAACAAGCAAACAATAGGCGCAGTACAAAAAGATACCTATTAAATGGAGAAAATTTAACGATTTCCGAAATATCAAGAAAGTTAAATATTCCATATAAAAGACTCTGCAAAGCAAATAAACTTTATGGAAATCCACTTGAGTATAAAAAACTTGACCCAAATAATGGTAAGTATTTTTATGATGGCTTATATAGATCAATGAGTGAGATTGCAAAAATGGTCAATCTTAAGCCAAGCACTTTGATGAGGCGAATTAGAACAGGGTTAGATTTTGATTTTGCCATTGCGACTCCATTAAGTTCTGGTGTAAACTTAAAGGATAGATCGAAATGGTCTTAAAAAAATACCAAAATCCCAAAGGAGGTCTTAATGAAGCTGGTCGAGAGTTTTATAAAAAAACTGAAGGACTAGATTTAAAATCTCCGTTAAAATCAGGTGACTCTGGTAGAAGAGCAAGTTTCTTGTCTCGCATGGGCGGTATGGCTGGTGCAGAGTACAAGGATGGTGAACCGACAAGACTGCTTCTTTCGCTCAAGGCATGGGGTGCATCCTCAAAGGCTGACGCAAAGGCAAAAGCTAAAGCTATATCCGCAAGGAACAAAGCGAAGGCAAGCAGATGACATACTTAGAACTTGTAAACGATGTTTTAGTTCGGTTGCGTGAAGCAACTGTTTCAACTGTTTCCGAAACATCTTATTCTTCCCTTATTGGTAAATTTGTCAATGATGCCAAGCGTCAAGTAGAAGATGCTTTCGCATGGAATGTGCTTGGCACAACTATTACTGTTTCTACAACTTCTGGCACTTACTCTTATGCTCTGACAGGTGCTGGTCAAAAATTCCAAGTTCTTGATGTGTTGAATGTCACAAGCAATCTACGCATGAAGAACCTTGATTTTGCATCCATGAACAGGTTTCAGAACTTCTCTACTCCTGTTAATGGTATCCCTTTCTACTATGCCTTTGATGGTGTGAATGGTAGCTATGACACCAAGGTAAGTTTGTACCCTCGTCCTGATGGCGTGTATAGCATCCCATTTAGCCTGACAGTGCCACAGGCTACCTTGGCATTAGATGCAACAGTTATTGCTGTTCCTGATGTTTTGGTATCTCAGAATGCTTATGCTCGTGCATTGGTAGAGCGTGGTGAAGATGGTGGTCTGTCTTCATCTGAGGCTTATTTGCTGTACAAGTCAATGCTCTCGGATTACATTGCTTTGGAAGGCACTCGTTACCCTGAGAATCAGGAGTTTGTGGCAATATGAGCCAATTATCTTGTAGTTCTTGTAAAGAAGAAAAAGATAAAAGCCTTTTCCCAAAGGCTAATGGTAAGTCTCGTGGATACGCATGGGTTTGCAAGCAATGTAAAAAAGAAATTAGAGTTGCAAAACATAACTCAATGACAATAGATGCCGTAAAAGCTCAAAATAAAAATTATTGGCTTAAGACATCTTATGGAATTACTTTAGATGAATTTAATCTTAAATTAAGAAGCCAAAATCACAAGTGCGCTATATGTGGATGTGATGAGACTGAAACATATAGTCAAAAATTATTTGTTGACCACTGTCATACAACAAAAAAAGTTCGTGATTTATTGTGTCATTCTTGCAATGTAGCTATTGGTAATTTTAAAGATTCAACAGAAAATTTAAAAAAAGCCATTGCGTATTTGGAGAAGCATAAATGAGTCAGCAAATTCAGACTTATTCAATTAGTGCGCCCGGATTTTTTGGACTCAATACTCAAGACTCGCCTCTTGATTTGAATGCTGGCTTTGCTTTGGTTGCGACTAATTGCATCATTGACCAGTATGGTCGTATTGGTTCACGCAAAGGTTGGTCAAGAGTCAATGCTTCTTCTGGTGACTTAGGCGCAAATGATGTCAGGGTCATCCATGAATTAGTTCAGGCTGATGGCACTTTGACTGTGTTGTTTGCAGGGAACAACAAGATATTTAAGTTGAGTTCCACAAACACTGTGGTTGAACTCACCTATGGGGGGGGTGGTACTGCACCAACCATTAGCGCAAGTAATTGGCAATGTGCATCCTTGAATGGCATCACTTACTTCTTTCAGTCTGGTCAAAATCCTTTGATTTATGACCCTGCTGTATCGACTACTACATATCGTAGAGTGTCTGAGAAGACAGGTTATGCCGCTACTGTTCCTGATGCTGATATTGTGATTTCAGCGTTTGGTCGTTTGTGGGCGGCTAACACTACTTCTGTGAACGCTACTGTTTACTTTAGCGACTTGATTTCAGGTCATGTGTGGTCAACAGGTACTGCTGGTTCTTTGAATGTAAACAATGTGTGGGTGAATGGTGCTGACCAAATCACTGGTTTAGCCGCACACAATGGTTTCTTGTTCATCTTTGGTAGGCGGCAAATTCTTGTTTATTCTGGTGCTACTTCACCATCAACAATGACGCTAAGTGACACTGTTGAAGGAATTGGTTGCATTGCCAGAGACAGTATTCAAACAACTAGCACTGATGTGCTGTTCTTGTCTAATTCTGGTGTTAGATCGTTGATGAGAACGATTCAAGAGAAGTCTGCTCCTGAAAGAGACTTGTCCAAGAACATTCGTAATGATTTGATGAGTGCTGTAGCTGGTGAGACATTGGCTAATATCAAGTCTGTGTATTCAGAGCGTGAAGCGTTTTATCTTTTGGTGACTCCTAGCATTGATACCACTTGGTGTTTTGATACCAAGGCTTATTTGCAAGATGGTTCTGCAAGGGTTACTACTTGGGATTCAATCACACCTAAGTCTTTGCTTTCTCGTAGAGATGGAAGTCTTTACATTGGCAAGAATGGTTATATAGGTTTGTACAACACCTATCAAGATTACCAATCTTCTTATCGTATGTTGTATTACACAAACCACTCTGATCTTGGAGATCAGAATGTAACTTCAATTTTGAAGAAGCTATCTACTGTTGTGATTGGTGGAACAAATCAAGTGGTCACATTCAAATGGGGTTTTGACTTCAAAACAAACTACCTTTCTGACAATACGACAATTCCAGCACAAGGTGTTTCATACTATGGAATTGCTGAGTATGGTGCAAATGCCACAACGATTGCGTACTATTCTGATGGTGTTGCTTTACAAACTTTGGTTGTTTCAGCATCAGGAACAGGCAAGGTCGTGCAAACAGGTTATGAATCAGATATAAATGGCACTGCATTGTCGATTCAGAAAATTGAAATTCAAGCCAAAAATGGCAAGATGACTTAAAGGAACATTATGAGTGATTACACCAAAAGCACGAACTTTGCCACCAAAGACAATTTGTCTTCTGGCAATCCTTTGAAGATTGTCAAGGGTACTGAAATTGATACAGAGTTCAACAATATTCAAACTGCTATTGCAACAAAGGCAGATTTAGCGAGTCCTACCTTTACTGGTTCTCCTGTGCTTCCAACAGGAACAACTGCTGTAACTCAATCCAATGGCAATAGTTCAACTGCAATAGCCACAACTGCTTTTGTTCAGGCGGCAATTGCTTTGTTGTATCCAGTTGGTTCTATCTACACAAATGCAAGCGTCAGCACTAACCCTGCAACCTTACTTGGTTTTGGTACATGGACTGCATTTGCGGCTGGTCGTGTCATGGTTGGTTTTAATGCAAGCAATTCATTATTCGATACTGCTGAAGAAACTGGCGGAAGTGCAGACGCAATTACTGTAAGCCACACTCACACAATCACTGACAATGGTCATAACCATACTGTTGCTAGTTCTAGTGTTTCAACTGGATTTACTAGCGGAGCAAATGCAGGAACAATAACAACAACTACAGCAACAACAAGCACAGCCACTACAGGAATAACTATTGACAGTGCTGGTTCAAGTGGCACAAATGCTAACTATCAGCCGTACATTACTGTTTATATGTGGAAGCGTACTGTGTGAAGACACCAGTAATCTATCACGATGATTACATTGTCTTCTTAGAAATTGATTTTGGGTTCACTTTTATTCATTGTGATTGCGTAAAGTGGACAAAGGAAGTGAAGAGAGATTTGTTGAGTGATTTGAGAAAGTTGTTTGAGATACATAGAAGTGAGATTTATGCAATACATGAGATTCATGATGTAAAGCATGAGAAGTTTCTAGGTATTGTTGGATTCAAGTATCTGAAAGATTTTGTTGGTTCAGATGCAAAACTAAGACAAATATTTGTCAGGAGAACATAATGGGACTTGAAGCGGCATTAGTTATGGGAGGTGCATCACTGCTTGGCGGTTCGATGCAAAGTAAAGCGGCTAAACAAGCGGCTGAAACATCTGCACGAGCGCAACTTGAGTCTGCACGAATTGCGGCTGAAGCGGCTAAGTTTCGCCCTGTTGGTGTAACTACTCGCTATGGCACTTCAAACTTCCAGTTTGACCCTAGTGGCTATCTGTCTGGTGCTGGTTACACAGTATCTCCTGAACTACAAGCCTATCAAGACCGATTACAGGCTCTTACAGGCGGTGCATTAACTCAGGCTGAAATGGCACAGCAACAATATGAGCCACTTCAACAAGGTGCTACAGGACTGTTTGGATTGGGTCAGCAGTATTTACAGCAAACTCCTGAACAAGTTGCATCTCAATATATGCGTCAGCAACAAGACTTGCTTGCACCAAGTCGTGAGCGTCAATATGCTCAGTTGCAAAACCAGTTGTTCCAACAAGGTCGTGGTGGTTTATCTGTAGGTGCTACAGGATTGCGTCCAAGTGGTGCTGGTGGTTTGGGTGCTACAACTCCTGAGATGGAAGCCTACTACAACGCATTGGCGCAACAAGACTTGGCACTTGCTTCTCAGGCTCAACAAGCTGGTCAACAAAATGTGGCTTTTGGTGCAGGGTTGCTAGGTTCTGGTGCTGGCTTAATGGGTCAATATCAAGCTGGTCAAGTCGGTGCTTTGAGTCCATTTACAAGCTACTTGGGTGCTGGTTCTACCATTGAGTCTCTTGGTCAACAGCCTTTAGAGATGGGCAGACTCTTAGGTGGTCAATCTGCTAGTGCTGGTGGTAATGTTGGACAAGCATTGTTAACTGGTGGATTGGGTGCGGCTAGGACTCTCCAAGGTGCGGCTGGTAGTGGACTTGGTTCTGCGTTGATAGGATTGGGTAATAACCCTTATGTACAACAAGGGTTGGATAGATACTTTAATCCTCCGCAAACACCTGTTTTTTCTGATGCCTACCAAGCATCCATTCCTGTAAATAATTTATCCTCTGGATATTATTCTGGACAACCATCTGCTGGTGCAAGAGCTTTTGAAAATTAAGGAATAAATCATGCCAACTCGTACCTACCAAATTCCAATGGATAGACTTTTTGCATCTCCTGCAACTGAAACTCTTGATGACTCTGCCATACTAGCAAGACAAAATACAGTTACTCAAGGTGAATTGGCAAGACAGCAAGCACTAGAAATCATAAATCGTGACGCTGTCAATCCTAGTCTTAACGCTTATGTGCCAGCAGAGATGGAGAATATTCAATTTACACAAAATGCTGACCCATATTCACGACTAACAGCAAGACAAGCACCTCCATCTATTGTTGGTGGAATGTTTAGCCCTGAAATCTCTCGT